TTGGACTTGAACACACTAAGTTATGAAGAACTTGATGCTCACGCGATGGAACGGCTTGTATTCGACGAAGAAGAGCTATCCCCTATCCTCAAAGGACATATTTTTATTGAAAAGGTCTTAGAAACTCTGATTTCTAAACATCTTGTTGATCCTAAAGCCCTGTTCAAAAACACTCGTTCATTCGAACTTAAGTTAGATTTAGCTTTGGCTATGGGTTTGATTGATACAAAACATTACTCAGCATTCAAGGCTATCAACAAGATAAGAAACAATTATGCTCACAAGCATGATTACAAAGTAACACTTGAAGAACTTAGCGCTTTAAAATTTGATTGGGTTGAGATTCAAAACAAGGCTTTTAAAGTCGCCTGTAATCAGAGTGTTAGCGAAGGTGCAAGGTTAGCAACTATTTTCCTTTGCTGGAAAGCTATTAGGCTTATCAGTCAACCTAACGATCAGATTTAAAGGATAAAATCCTGTGATTGTGTATAAATACATTGATAGTGCTTCATTGGATCACTTCTTCAAAGATGGCTATATTTCTTTAAAATTTACACCGCACGGTGAATTTAATGATCCTTTCGAAAGCTATGGCTATTCACTCGATGATGAATCAATTGAATCGTTAACAATGCGGCATGTGATTAACTGCAATATTGCTTGCTTATGCTTATCGAAGAACCCGCTTAACGTCTTAATGTGGTCACATTATTCCGACAAGCATCAAGGTTTTGCTGTGGCAATCGACACTGAAAAGGCAGGTTTTGACGATGAATCAAAATGTTTAATCACTGCCCCACAAGGCGACATTGAATACTTAACGGAACGAAGAAAAAGCAAACTAAAAGTAAGCCAAGATAATGTCTATGACACTGATATCATAAGCAAATTATTACTCACTAAATCAATACATTGGCGTTATGAAGAAGAAATCAGAATAATAAAAAAGACTGAGTTTTTAGAAAGGCAAGGTACTGTTTTAATTGATAAAGTAGTCAACATAGATGCTGTCACAGAGATCTACATCGGAATTAACAACAAAAATTTTGACAATATAGTAAGAAATAACAAAGAGTTAGAGAGTTTAATTCTCAATAAGACAATAAAACTATATCAATGTGATTTTAAGAAAAGCACTTGGGATCTAGATAAAGAAGATTACCATTACAGCACCCATCCACATGTGATGGAGAGAATGGAGGTTTTTGACTCTGCCGAAAAAATCTTAAGAGCGATGGAGCGAAATCACATAAACGACTGAAAATAAATATCATTTTATTCTTATAGGCGTTTTAGATCTATTTTGCTATTGATAAGCAGTGAATTCAGTTCAAGGGATTTACTGCTATATACTACCGACGAAACTATCGAGGCGTTTAAACGCTATTCGCAATTGTTCGTTTAACAGTGCATCTCTAATCCGCTCCTTCCCAAAATACTGTAACGCTCCGGGGTTATTCTCAATCCAAACTGCCGTGAGTCTATCTATGTACTTCGCTACGTCCTTTACATCCTTTTGTTTTACCATCGCATTACCTCCTTATAGATGATGTCTCTACGTACTTCGTGTGAAGCATAATCGCTGCATCAACTTGTTATTAACCTTTTGAATTTAGATGTTATTTCATAATCTCCGGTTTGCCTTGTAATCTGGAAACCATCAAATTTAAGTGTTTTGGCAAGTTCTTTAATCCACTTATAGCCACCTGACAACAAACCCTTTTCAGCGCTGAATGAATATCGAGGGTAGAGATAAGATCCGTAGTGTGGGTTGTGGTCACTGTCGATAACCATCATAGCCTGTAGCTCTCCGGCATCATCCGTAACAAGGTATTCAAAACGATCAAGGCGCTCTATGTCCTGTTGTAGTTCCTGCTGCATCTGCTCCACTGGTATCCGCTGCCATAGCTTGAGCCTTTCCCGTGTAGACTGGCAAAGATTGAGAGGTGTAGCGTGTGTTGGCTCTCCTGCCTTTTTGAAAAGTTTATAATGCTGCATAAGTTGGCCTCCTGCCATTTCACCTATTACTACCGACGAAATAAAGACGGCCCCGTAGGGCCGCTGTTATGCTGTTGCCGGATTGCTCCAACTTTGATTTTTAACAAAGGCTTTGCGAACACGGGAACGGTAAGCACTATCGTTTTTACCTCTCCACGATTTCACCGTTTTATTGAAACTGCCTCCGTTGTTTTCCACGATAGATTTCAAAATCTTCTGTGCTACAACGTCATACAGTTGGCGATCTTCCGGTGTGTTTAGTTCTCCGCTTTTGCCATACCCATAAACAGGATCGTTAGGTTTGGCTTTCAGCATCTTGTTACCCTGCTCGATGAAGCGTTTAGCGTAATCTTTCTCTGAATCGGTCAACTCATCAGCATGATTACTATAAAAATGTTTCATCAAATCGCGGGTAATCTGTGCCGGGCCAAATGCTGAACTAGCTTTACCACCCTCGGCGGCTTTAGTTCTGACATATGGATCACTTTCCCCGCCTGTTTCAACATCAGAAATAGCATGGTAAAGATTAGTAACGCCGGGGCTAAATTGGGTTTTAGCCTCAATAGTTCGGGCCTCTTGTGCTTGCTGTTCTGGTACAGAGGAAACTACAGGGTTTTGAGTTTGTGTTTCGGTTGGTGATGCAATCTGATCAGGCTGATTACCAGATACAGCGTATTGAGTGCCGTATTTTTTAATAGATCTGATAATACTCTTAATCGCTTCTGGTGTAGTGTCAGCGATACTACTCCCGCGAGCCTCGATAATGTCGGCTACACGCTTTGCATTCTCTGGCACTGATACAAAATCAATCATAGCTCTTGATCGTAAGTGGGTATTTGCCACTTTATCAACCAAAAGAGGCACGGCATTTGCTGCTTTACCTGCCAGATATTGCCCTGTTGCAGCTCCTAGTGGCCCTGCTTTCACTAAACCAATACCGGCACCAACTCCGCGAGCCGTAACATTACCTAACTTATCAGCGAGTGAAGATCCTACGATTTCCTTAGTTCTCATTGTTTCGATAGCATCAGAAAGAGCATGGTTAATATTACTTTCACCAGATAAATTAGATTGAATACCGTACTGATTAAGTTTGTTAGCGAATTTAGTTGGGCTGAAATGTTCACCTGTAGTAGCTGTTGCATAGGCGCGATCACGAATAGCACCACCTAAACCCGCTTTCAGTTCATCCAACAAAACAGTATTATCAAGGTTGCCATTATCTAAAGATTTCTCAACCGCTCCGATAGTTCTAATGGTGTTATCAATACCTTGAAAACGTCCCGCCAAACTATCACCACCTAGCAAAACATTTTCAGCAGTAACTGAATTTTCAGTATTAGCCAGTTTATTTAGTGGTGAACCTTTTCCAAAATCACCCGCCATCTGTGAGAAATAAGAATCAGCATCACGGTAGAGGCTACCCGCCTCCGGATTAAACCCTGAGATTGTTTGATCTGCTTCATTTCTTAAATTGTTCTTAACATCATTAAGTGCTTTGTAACTGGAGTAATCCCCGTTGCGGTAAGCCTTTTGCGCTTTCTCGCTTAGGGTTGTTTTCCAGTTATCAAGCGTTGAGATATCAGGGATTTTTGCTTTCTTGAAATTAGATAAAGTTTTACGTGCTTCCGGTGTTAACCCTACCCCTGTTTCAGCGTGTTTAGCTAAATGCTGAGCGGCTAGAGATTTGGTTTCTGGTAACTTCAACTGAGAAACTCCAGCACCTGAAAGGATGTCTTGAGCGCTGTTTTTAGAAGTCTCATACAGATCATTACTGCGGGCTTTGAAAGCGTCTGTAATGTTAGTTGCTGCCTGTTGCAGATCTGCCGATGTATCAGCATCACTTATGGCCTGCTCGATTGCCGATCCAGTTCTCTGGCCCTCTAATTGCTGTGCATACTGTGAGCCTGTACCCGTTGCAAGATCTCGTTGCTCTTGTCCAATGAAAGAGCGTCCTAATGGGCTGGTAGGATTAAACACCTGCGAAGGGTTTAACATGCTCGTTCTGTCCGGGTTACTGGTAGCTGTTTTGTAGATTTGTTGCGCTTCTGAATCACCACCTTGCAGCACTCTTTCTACATGCTCCGGGTTCACCGTTTCAGCGGCTTTAGTAGCCATAGTTTTACCACCTAACCATGATGGTAAATAATCACTCGCTACTGTTGCTGTTTTCTTAGCAACACCGCCCAAAGCATGGAAAGCAACGCCTGTTAAAGCGTCCTGTGCGGTCTGTGACAGGCTTAAATCCTCTCCTGCTGCTCCTTGTCCAGCCATAGAACCAACGGCATTTGAGGCCACTGTAGCGAGTAGTGGAGAGCTAAATCCGGCGGCCTCCATCAGTGGCACGGCAGCACCTTCTGTTAATGCGGCTGCTCCACCATAAGCAATAGCACGGGGAACCTCTTTAGCCACTACTGCGGCATTGTGTGCTGTCTCCGGGTTTGCCATTTGCTCAGCGTACCAATTACGGGCCGCACCTGTTGGGGTAGCGGTTTTGCCTGTATCGCTATCAGTAAGCAACCATTTAGCACCACCTGTAACTAATGCGTTACCAAACGCACCAAACGCCTCTACAGGATGATTTAAGGCATAGCTCATGCTTTCCTTATCTTCTTTCTGTGGGGCTTCCTGTGCGCTCTGAGGGGCATTATCTGCGGGTGTGCTGCCTAATGGATATTGTGAATAAAACTGATTGTGAGCGGTGTCTACATCATCCGGGGATAGTTGAGGTTTAACCACCTGATCAAAATATTGTGCCTGTGCTGCGGCCTTGTCTGGTGCGCTCAATCCTTGATAACCAGGAGAGGCGATCACCTCGGCCCATTTCTTAGCCATGTTGAAAACTCCTTTTTATTTCGAGGGTAGTAATAGGTAACTACTACCCTCTGTCCTGATTACCAAAGACCGCCGAAATCTTTACCACCTTTCGGGGCTGCGCTTGGGGTTGGGGTTGCTGCTGCTGTTTTTTTCACACCTTTTGAGCGTAAAAGCTCCGCTTTGAAACTTTCTGCATAATCTTCCATTTTTTGGCGAGAGGCTTTAAGGTTCGCTACGCTTGTGTAATCCGGCTGCGGTACGCCAGCGGTAAAGCGTTTAAGCTCTGCCTCTGTGTTAATACCGGATGCACCAGCGTCCTTAGCTCCTGCAATAGCGGCATTACCCAACTGAACACCTAAACGCTGATAAGAGTTATAAATTTTTCTCACTTCTGGATCACTACTTGAAGCCACATCACGCGCAACATCGCTACGCCCAACAAAATTGCCAGTGATCTTTTTAAGCTGTTCATCTGTAGCTTCTTTGGCAACTGTGAGATCATCATTTACTAATTGTTGGTTTGCTGTTGGAACAGATGCGGATTCTTGCTCATTCAATCTTTTCTGATTGGTTGCGCTGATAGGTGTCCATTTACCGCCGCCACTTTTAAAGGTCTGCCAGTAGTAAGTATTTCCGTTTTCGTCTGCTTTGGTTTGCACACCTTCACCAGTAGAACTACCAGTAAGGACGTTAAAATCATCTTTGCTCTGTTGATCAGGGGTTTCTCCTTTATCCATGCTATGCACTTCTTGCCCTTGTGGATTAACAAAGGCAATACGATCACCCAAATCGACCTTAGTTAGTTTCTCTGTAGGTGTGCCGATTGTCTGGATTTCACCTGTAAGGGTGTTAACAGTGTGAACGCCATCACCGAGAGGTGTAGTTTTACCTTTGTTAACAATGAGATCGCCGGGGTTCCCTGTTTCGTAATACTTCTGAATATCTACAGAGGCATAGCCTTTTTTAATCAAATCCGGGATAAGTTCACCACGTTTAATCATCTGGCTGTGTGCATAGGTGGCTTGTCCTGCTCTCATTAGAGATTGTCCGGTATTTTCCCCGGCTAAAAAACTCATACCAAACGCGATAAGGCCCGTTTGTAATTGGCTCTTTCTGGTTTCGGATGCGGTATCAAAAACAAAGCCGTCTCTACCAACATGTTTACCTTCTGTATCTTGTGCGGCTAAGGTGTCAAAGTTGGCTTGAATGCGGTCTTGTTTGTAATCGAGCGGAGAGCGTAAATCATTCTGCGGATCTACTGTTGGAATCCCGGCCTGTGTAGGTGTAGGGCTTAGATTATTCCCTAATGCGTCTGTTTGCTGTTCGCTGTAAGTGTCATCCCCTAGCAAGTATTGAGATCCAAACTGGGAATTATTTAGAATGTCTTGAATTGCCATTATTATTTACTCCCTTTCAATACTGCCGGACGTTGCAAAGCGTCTTTAGTATGTAAATCCAATTTATGAGTATCAGCATGTGAGCCATGATGTTTATCGAGCACCGGATCAATCTCGCTTTCCCCATATTGTGCAAGGGCTGCGGCTGCGTCCTGTTGAGAGAGGCGGCCCGATTGCATATCAGCGCGTAGAGATTCGAGGAAAGCCATATACGGCCCCTCAATTTCATGAAACGCCGGATCGTTATCCAGATTTTTAGCAAACTGTTTGTGATGAGAATCCGTATAACCTGATTCAGCATCAAATATATTTGTACCAATAGGAGCGGCGTACTGTTCTGTAGCTGCAATGTGTGCCTGTTGTGCGTCCTGCTGGCCCGGTGCTTTGAATGGGTTAACCGGGTTAAGTGTGTCTTGCGTCTGGAGTTCTCCACGTAAAGAGGCGGCGTGCTGTTCGTAAGCATTCAAAAGCTGATCCGCGCTTGGAGAGGTTGCAGGGGCAAGAGGGTTATTTTGATTTTGTACAATCATTGTTTGAAACCTCCAAACGTGCCGCCAGTAGTGAAACTTGGCACATTGTTTTGATTGGCATTTAATCCAATGCCATTAAGTAGTTGTGATGTTGTCAGAGGAATAGCAGGAGCATTAAAGCCTTGAGGCGGTTCTCTATTAAAACCGTATTCAGGTTGTGCTAAAGGTTGTGGCTCTTGCTGCTGTGGCTGTTGCTGGCCCATATTTGAAAGCTGGTTAACTTTTTGATAATAATCATAATATTGTTTAGCTTTCTGGCCCCAACTTGTGCCACTGGTAAGCCCTGTATTGCCGACAGTAGCCTCACCGCCCAAAGTTGTAGGGTAAGCACCGCCAACTCCATAACCTGATCCAGCTAGAATGCTGTAGGACGTACCTGATCCCGCCGTAGCTGCGTAACCAGCACTTACAGCATTAGCACCTGTGCCGATTGCAGCACCGCCACCATTAGCAGCGGCAATCATTCCCGGCGTAGCTGGCACTGTCTGGCCTATAACCGTTCCAGCGGCGATTCCTGAGCCTCCCGCCCCCGTTGCCCCGGCTGCACCGCTTGCACCTGCTGTAGTGGCTCCTGCACCGCCTGCGGCTGTACCGCCATAAGCGCCCATTGCAGCCCATCCACCAAAAATAGTAGCCACTACTGCGGCTGCTGATTCCTGCGGGTGATCACCAATCCAACCATGAATACCAAACCCCTTTTGAAAGAGGTCTTGATCCTTGTGTTCGTTGTAGGTGTAGAGGTGTGTTAACTCTTTCCAACCCTTGCTAGGTTTGGTTACAAGGTCTTTAGAGATTTTTACCGGGTGAGAGACTAGATCCCCTGCTCGTTTGAAAATCTCACCAAAAAAATTAGCCATGTAGCCCCCTTAGAAAGCGCTGATCAAATTCCCAGCCATGCCACCCATTACACCGCCCATTTGCATGTTAGTACCCTGCTGTGCTGCGGAAGCACTTGAACCACCGCCACCGTAATAACCTGCAACCATGCCACCCATAGACATTAAGCTACCCAACATACCGGGCTGATTAACATTCTGTGAGGTTGTGCTGGTGCCGTTAGAAGTTGTGGAGAATTGAGAGATCGGCAATAAGGATTGATTCATATAAGCTAAACGGGCTAATGATGGAGATTGGCTGTTTAGATTATTTTGGCGATTAACATCAAGTTGCTGTTGGTTGTAGTTGCGAACAATATTACCCGCGTTAACTGCGTTTTGATTGTTCTGCAATAAGCCTTGATTATATTGAGTGTAATAACCCATTCCGCTGTTATACATCCCTAAACCTGTGTTCATTTGGTTTTGACCAATTCCCGCAAGTTGTCCGGCTGTATTACCTTGCAGATTCAAATAAGACATTAGGCGGTTTTGTGCGTTCTGTTCTTCCGCTGTTCTGTATTGAGTTGAACCAGTGGCAATAGCTTTAGCCGCCTGACCACCTAACACACCTTGAGCTACACCCGCACGACTTGATCCCATATTGCCGCTAGTTGTGGCTTGCTGGTCTAAGCTGTGAGATTGTCCTAAATACCAATCATTAACATCTGTTTTCATTCCTGCAATTTGTTCATTCACAAGATCATTATTCATCTCTCCTTTGAGCATAGATTGATAATCAGATTGTGAAAGATTTTGTAGACGTGAAAGAATATCAGTTGATTGATTTAGTGTGCCTTTCCCCTGCTGATACATGCTGGAGCCGTTGCCCTGCATAAAGTCTTGAGCGGTCTTATAACCGCTGTAGTCTTGGCCCTGCATCAGCTTATCTAAAGCGGCTTTTTGTTCTTCTGGCATCCCGGCTAATTGATAATCCGGAATGTTCATATTAGAACCTTCTTTAATTCCTTGATTCACATTCCCCATATAATCTTTATTACCATATAGGAAATTTGATTGTGTTCCGTTGCTAGTTTGGGTAGTAGATTCTTTCTTAGAGCTACCACCAACTAATTTTTTAACTACGCTGCCCATAAGGGAGCCTCCTTACTCTTATTAGTTTTCGTTTGTGAATAACGAAAGCTCCTTGTAAGTCCTTTTATCTTTCGTATGGTTGTATTAATCGATCAGGTGATTAAACATTTTCCGGTGATCTTCTTGTGTGAGAGCACCTTTAGCCATTTTATTTTTTAGTGCGCGTGATTCAGCATCTTTAGCCGTGGCTGCTTCAATCTGTTTTGCACTTGGTGCGCTTGGATTAGATCGGGCTGCTTTAGCTGTTTGTGCTTTGCGTTTGGCGTTTTCCTCTGAACCTTTTTTATTTAAACGATACTGATAGCTTTCAAGCATCATTTGAGCAAAGTTAGGATCATAAGCATTCTCAATATAAGAAGGTTTAACGCCACGGGATAGAGCATCATTAACGAGGTGATCACGCCATTTCAGCCAATCCGGGTAAACTTCCTGCATTTTTACATCAGTGCTAACCCAACGGTTGCGGGTTTGAATAGCAATCTGATTTTTACGTGTGGCTGCAATGCCCTTAGCCGTTTCCTCAATATCTGCTTTCTGTGCTTTTGCTGCTGCTAATTGCTGCTTATAGTCTTTAAAAGCATCAGGAGTAAGATCAGGATGGTCTAAACATCTTTCGAGATAGGTAATATTACGATCAATAGCAACCTCTTTAGTTAAGAGCGTTTCCTCAATCCATTGATTATCTTTCTCAAAAGTATCAGCGGCATGTTGCAGAAAATCATGATTCTGATCTACCCGCTCTGCTTTGCTTTTCAAGGCTTTAATGTCTGCCTTAGTCATAGCATAGCCATCAATATCTAAAGGCACATCATCCGGGAGATTATTAACAATATCCACGATTTCGGATTGTTCAGTATTTGGATCAATAAAGTCGCTGAGGTCTTGATTAGGGTCTTTATTTTTTTGTTCCTCTGCCTCATCCTCTGGGAAAGTAAACTCCCCTAAATCGCTGGCATCATCAATAACACCGCCGTTTTGATTTACATCGGTGGCTTTAGTGTATGGGCGGTCATTACCTGCATTTGTTTCTACAACATCTACCAGATCGGTAAAATCGAAAGTAGACGGATCGTAATACATAGAATCTGACATAATTTTATTTCCTCTTAAATATTGATTTTTGGTGCTGTATCGTTTGCAGCGTTAGCAATGATTGTTACCGTTTCACCTAAATTACTGTTTTTGTGAACCAAAGATTCACGCTTACCGGCTGTGGTGGAAGGGTTAAGAATATCTTTCTGATAAATTTGCTCTTGAATATAAGTAGCGACTCTTTCAAAATCACGGTGAATCATCGAGCAAACAGAATTAAATTCCGCATCACTTTTAATTTTATGGTTATCCATTAGCATTATTATTTTTCCTCTAGAGTGGGAAAGGATAACCGGGAGGTTTGCTTATTCTCCCAGCTTCCCTTAGACTGTGTTTTGTAGTTTCTCGGCTTATGTGGCGATTAAATAACAGTGATGAATGTTATTGGGTTGCGTGATCGGCTCCGAAATTACAACAATTTGGAAACACTAGTAACCGCTGTGAAACTCACTAGCGGCTTTTGTCGTTTCTGTTAGTTGGTTAGATAGACCGTAGCAAAGATCATGAAAACCATAGCCCCAACCATTAGCGCACACCGTTGATTCGTGGTGTTGTAATGTCATGAGCGTGTTTGGCTGCTGCTAAGATGATCTCACCATCTACAGCCCGGCGTTTCACTTCCACCTCTTGCCCTTTAACATCTACTCCAGCGGCTTTAACGGCTGTTTCAGCGTCTTTAGTAGCCTTGTTGGTGGCAATCTCTGCCATCTTGGTAAGGCTCTCTTGTAGGTTGATAGAGCGGATGTGTTCACCGTCTTTGATCTCATTGTCGATCTTGGCATCAATCAGGGCTGTTTCTGCTACGTCTTTTCTCAACGCTACTTTTTCACGCTCTAACTTAACCTTGTTAAACTCTGACATTAAGGCGGCTTGCTCTGCCTGTTCTGCGGCTGCGTGTTGGTCTGCTACAGCTTGCGGATTAGTAAGGTAAACATCAGGATCTAAATCCATACGCTTACAACGTACTTTCATCAGCTCCCAAATATTATTAGGCTGCAAACAAGGGATGTTTGCTTGCTGTGCTGCAATAGCAAACTGAATCATTCGATCAATCTCGCTAACCTGCGCTAAACCGTCTGCACTGGTGCTAATATCTACGATAAAATCACCAATCTGAGGCAATTCAAAACCTTCAATTGGCTGACCGTCTGGCCCTTCCAGTGGGTAACGTTCATCACGCACCGTCTGATAAATCAGAGAGTAAAGAGGCTCGATCAGTGTCCGGGCAATGTTTTTAGATAGCGTGTTGCCGTCTAACCCTTCCTGATAAACGCCTAATTGCACTGTTTTAGCAGAAGTACGATCTACACCGTCGCTAAAGTCTGTAGCACCGTTACGGCTCGATAGGGAGACTTGAGCACTCTGTAACATCGCCTCTTTAGCTTGATAGAAGGTGTTACTCAACTCTAAGCGCGGTAATGGTTGAACCGCTCCCATCTGGGTTAATTCAACAATTGCACCGGGGCGGTGAGCCTGTAACAAGCTCTCACGCTTATATGCACCTTGTACCGCTTGATAAGCTGGCCATGCGCTCATTTTCGCGGTGTGTAGCTCGATTCTGGCCATGTTAGAAAGCTGGTCTTGATACGGTTTCGCAATGTCGAACATTGATCGCCCGTAGTAGCTACCTAACAGGGTTTCCATTTGACCATGCACAAATGGAATGCGGCTGATTTCATCAACTTTTAAATATTCCGTGCGGGTAGTGGTCAACTGGTAAAGGCGGGTTTCATTTTTCTTATTGAGCAATGAGCTATAGAAATAGTGTTCAATAATATCAATTTCTTTTTCGTTAGGGTCTGTGCTTTCGGTCTTGAGGGTGTCACCAGTACCACTAAACGGATCAGAGAAATAGAGAGTAGGTAAAATGTTTTCTTTCTCGTTCTCTGCTGCTCGTTCCAGTTTTTCCGGGTCATAACCTCTTAGTTTCGCATCCCCTACAGTGGTTCGGATTCTGTGAGCTATATAGCGGATTTTCTGGAAGTTTGAACCGTTTGAGGTATCGGCCCAAATATCAGCCATTTCTACAGCTTCAATCACAACCTTACGATCAACTTTGATAACCGGGATAGTGCCACGGATAAACAAAACCTCTATAGGTGCTGGCTGGCCTGTCTGCGGGTCAATCGTTAATTGTTGGTTTGATTTCCATTCAAAACCGTTTACGTTGCCTTTCGGCTTGTCTGCAAACTCTCCGGGTAAGTCGATTTCCCAACCTTCCGCAAGCTGTGACATAAAATCAGAAAGCTCTACCCATTCCTTAAACTTGTAAGATTCGTGTAGTGTACTTTCATCAATAAAACATTTTGCGTAACAGTCACCAACAATAAGAGCCTGTTTAATAAGCGTCTCTAATTGCTCATAGCCGGGATTGTCACGCAGAAAGATTTTATTAATATTATCAGTAATAAGAGTTTCAACTTGCTTATTTTTGATAGCACCACCTGAGCGAAACACTACAGCTAACTGATCATCTTCTGTGAAACTATCAAGCAACTGAGGCAAAGCCTCTTTAACAAACTGATATAATACAGGCTCCACAAAATCAGAAGTGATTAAGCCTGTTTCATCGTCTATAGTTGCTTTAGGTAGTTGCGCTGTGTAATACAGATAGCTTTTATTATTTCTTTCAAGGGCTGCGGCGTGGTTATCCTCGCAAGCTGCAAAGGAATGAAGCGCCTGTGTTAAAATCGCATCTTCCTGTTTTTTAGTAATATTCATCATAAGGTTTCCTTACCTTCTCCCCGCTTTGGGTGGAGTGGCTATTAAAGGTTTAAACTGATAGCGGAATATCCTCTTAAAGTTGTTCCGTTGTGTTCGTGAATATCTGACCATAGGCAACCTTTGCCAGCGATCAGAGATAGAACGGCGTAGCGGCTAGCATCTATTAAGTGATCTGCACCTGCATAACCTAAGCTCTGTGTACGCTCGTTAAATTTGTATGAGTAAGAATGTTTTTCTTTAAACCATTCATCACAAATAGGAGATACTTTTAATCTCCCTTTGCTCATTAGGTCACGCATAGCAACTAAACCCGGCTCTATTGCCCTAACAGATCTGTTAGTGGCTTGCTTGTATTGAATACCTAATTTCATATCTTGCGGGTTTCTGAATGGTTCCGGGTTAACATTTACACCATAGCTTTTCAGTAACTTACCGTTACTTTCAGAAGCATCAGAATCTAAGCCGCTATCATGGGGAACAATAATAGGGATGTTTCTAAATATAGTATTTTGTAGAGTACGGGCCACACCTCTAGGGCTTCGTGATTCTTCATCTTGATCTAATACAAACTCTCTATAAATAATGTATCTATCATTATCAGGATCATAGAGAGAAATAATAATTGTCGTTGGGTCAACAATATGACCAAAATCAATAGCACCCAAAACCCGCCAATGGGGTAAGGGGTTAATATCAATTTCCTCTATAGTTATCTCACTATCTGCAAACGTGAATACAGCACCTTTACCTACTGCGGGAATACCTTTAGATCTTAATTCCCTTTCATGCGGTAATAGCTGAGAAAGCATTTCTTGCTTTTGTTTCTCACTGAATAATGGGCAATCATCCCACGTAACATTTTGCAGATAGAGCAAACCGCTTGTGTTATCTGAAAACATTTTATTCAGCGGTGTTACTCCGGCCTCTGGTGTTGCCGTAACGTAGATCAAGCCGTTTTCATTTGGGCCTAATGCGTTTGTAGAGCGGGCGATACATTGAGAGAAAACATTAGTTGATTGGATCGATTCTTCATCTAGCCAACTTACCCCAACCATCCTACCCATGAGGTTAGAGCCGCCATCTGTAGAACTGTGAAACGCTAGGGTATTAGTGCCGCCGTCTTTGTGGCGTATGCGGCATTTGATAACCCTTGCCCCGTCCTTTTCAAAGCCCTTATCTAAAACAATGGCACTACGGGGGATCGCTCCGGTTCCTAGTTCCTCTGTTAAAGAGGCGTTAGATGTTCCTAGCAACTCCTTTTGCTGGATGTCAGTAACCATTTCAAGGGTTAGACCGATACACCAAAACAATTTCCCAGACTTATCGATCTGCTTACCTTCCCACCAAAATGGGTAATTGCCTGTGATGTGTGCTGCGAGTTCAAAGGCTCCGGCGTAGGTCTTGCCGATCCTGTTCGCTGCCATCAAAAACCGGGCGTTATAATCCTTGCTTGCTGCAAAAAATTTCCGCTGATAGTCGAACGGCTGAAAGTATTCAATGCGGTTATAGCGCTTGTAGTTCGCAAGGGTCTTAACACCCTCAACAAACCCCGCCAGTGCTTCAGGAGGCATTTTTAACAGCACTTCAGGGGTGATCATGGCCTCCAGTGCTGCTAAGTTCATTTAGCGCACCAGTCGTAGCTGTGCGGTTAGCAACTCTGCTACTTTTTCTGCATCTTCCCGGCCTGTGATAGCGGTAATCTGATCGATCACTTCATCGGCCTGAGCGGAAACAATCGAGTAAGGCGCTAGGGTCTTGAATGCGTCTAGCTTTTCCTTAAATCGAACATTCCCAGATTGAATATCTTCAATAATTTCATCAATCAGAAGGGAGAGAATGTTAGTAGATAAAATCTTGTTTCTAATAGCGTCTGTACGCTCACGGGTAGTTTTATTAACTGCACCTTTTACCCTCCCGTGTCCGGGGAGAAAGGCGGCTCTTTCTGTTATCATTTCCATATGTTTGGAGTCCTTAAAAAACAAAAAAGCCCGATCCCCTTCCGCTGTTATGAGCAACGGTTAGGAATCAGGCTTTTCGTAGTGCCGACATTTAATAGTTCAGGGGGCTACATTCAAGTAGCTATCCCCTGTGACCGCTAGGTCATTCGTTTAGATTGTGTAAGGCGGGTTAGCGTGGTAGTGAGGCCGACCAAAGCACCACCACCACACCTAACAAGGTAATCAGGAGTGATCACCCAACCCTACAGCACACCCGCAAGCGTGAGGCTCTACACTGCTCTTATGCTTTCATTAGTCTTGGGTAAAGGCTGAAAGCGGCCCCTAGTTTGTGGCTAGGAGTGGAGGCGGTGACAGATTCACACTTGCGGGATCAAACACGGGCTTAGATTTCCTGTGTTTGTCTGTTCTGTTAATACTGCGAAAAGGTAGCCCCGTTAAGGGCTTGCCTTGAATGCCTAATGTAGTAACCCCTTACTATCTGTTCTTTAATCGAATTATGCACGTTTGATAACACGTTAAAAAATATAGGCTTACGCAATATTTAGCGCTCTGTTGTCCTCATGCTTTGCGGCAAGAGGTTCTAACGTTCCTGTAGCTTTGAAGTAGGCTAACAAGGCATCAAGAAACGTTGTAAATTCTTCTTTAGTTACTTCCATTTATTCGGCCTCCCCAATCGTGGGAAAGGCGGCTTACTATCACCTACAGCACGTTTCCGGCGTTCAGCTTCAAGGGCTTCTAATGCGCGTGGATCTGTCCAGTCTTTAGGGTCTTTGTAGTAATCCGGGTTTGCTTTCGGCAATATCACATTACGGAAAGCCTCATAAGCTGCCAGCTTGTAGCGCTTACGGGTGTAATGGTTCATATCGTTACAGGTCAGGTTATACAGAGATAAATTATCTTTATTGCCATCGGCATAAAAAATCATTTCTTTTCGTGTAGGTTCATATCCTGTTTTCAGTTCCCAAAGTACACGGGCAAGATCATAAGTAACTTGGAATCGAGTTCCATCATCAAGGATAAAGTAATCTTTGATTACCCAAATATAACCCCCATCGTGTGGGGTACGTTGCTTGATCCCGGCTGGCTCATTGTTCCAGCTTTTTCTAATCCCTGTTGGGCTTGTGTCGTCCAAATAGTAGAGACGGGTAAAAAGGTTTTTATATTTCATTTCGTTATCATCCTTGATTATAGTTCTGGCCCCTTGCGGGGCCGTACTGGATCAGGCGATAAGCTGACCACCGATCCTAATTTTTTTCTTCCCTAAGTAATTCAGGTTTGCAAATTCCCCATAAAACATATGGGCTAAAATATCACGGGCTAAAGCTGCTGTTTTCTCATCTTTATAGCCGCTGATAAAATACTGCTTACCGCTGATTCTGACGCTAACACGGTAATCATTCTTTTTAGTAGGGTGTACGCCTACAAAGTCTGATTTACTGCCTGTTAGGTTACTGCGGTTTCTCATGTTCTGGCTTACTGTGCTTGCTCTGAGATTATCAAAATCATTGTTAAGCCTTTTGCGGTCTTTGTGGTCTACCACTTCGGGCCATTCATCAGTTTTGAGCCAGTAGATCAGACGGTGGATAAAGTAGCGTCTACGCTTGTTATCATCCCCTGCTCTAAAACTTGTATAGAGATAACCATTATGATCCAGTGTACCTAACGGGCCATCTTTGCGGCTCTTGTACTCCGCTTTAGCTTCTTTCGTCCAGTAGATCGCCCCGTCTTTGTATTCAATCAAATCACGTAGGTTATCTGGTGGCGGGTCTATTCTGTACTGTGGCATTATTTAGCCCCCTTTTTCTTAGGGGGTTTCTGTGCTGCAATCAGTGCTTTAGCGTAGGCTTTTTGTAATTTCTTTTTCATTATGCGATCTCCTGCTCTACTTCTTCTGCAATCTGACGAATCAGGGCAAGGGTTATAATAGCTGTTTCAGCATCAAGGATCTGAGCATCGAGCATTACCGGGATAGAGTCGCATAACGCGATAATCTGAGAAAGTTTGTTAATTTTCATAGTGTTAATCTCCTTTTGTACACTGTTAACCCTTCTCTGTTTTGTTAGTCAGAGAAAAACCATTTTAAATCATTAAGTTATTTCGTCGGTAGTATATAAAGACTTGCTTTAACTACTTCTCCGGTTTCAGTGTTAACGGCCTCTCTTGAATTGAGCCGCTTAAACTGTCCGATCATCACATCAAGGCTACCCCTAACGTAATTTTCATCACTCCAACGCTTGCCCTTTTCTAACTGGTACTCAATAGCCGATAGAGCACACGCGCAAGCCTTGCGGATTTCACGTAGATAGCTATCACTCGTGATTGAGCGGCCTTCAATGGCTTCTCTTTTGCGGTTCAGAAAGGTTTTTATTTCGTCGGTAGTAATAGAGTCGTACACGGTGAGGATAGTTAAAATCATGTTGGGGCTGATCTTGCTGCTTCCCTGTGACCTGCTGGCCCCTACGATCACATCATCCAACCAATAAGGCAGATCATGATCTAAGTATGCCTCTTGTATATGAATTTTATAGGGATTTACTAAAACCGCTTTGGGTCTTGCCATATCTAATGCTTCCATGCTCGTTAACCTTTTAGGCGTTGGGTTCACAACTAAAATGGTTATACAAGAAATAGTTACATGATATTTACACGGTAAAGAAAGGAAATTTAAAGAAACGCTCTTTGAAGTTATAAACAGTGTTTTTAATCAAATTTGGCGCATTATCCGGGCCTGTGTGACTCTTTACGGGGGTAGGTAATACAAACCCTTTCTTTTCAGATAAAAGCGCTCTACGTGCCTTGTAGCGCTGCCTGTTGGCCTTGTTCTTTACGCCTATACAAGTAGGGCAATTTCCGTTAGACACATAACGGGCTGTGCCTCCGCAATGCTTACAGGGGGCGATGTGATAAATCATTGTCTTTTTGGGAATATTCACGGTTAATAGGGGTTCCCTCTGTTGTTCAAAAAGTCCTTAAACTCCTGATCCTGTCGTCTCTTGCGTTCTGCTGCTTTGCACTTTCTGCAAAAGTCGTGAAAGTGGTAGGTTTTCCATTCTCCGCAACTGCTACAGCGCTGTAGGTAAACTGAATCTTTCCGATTATTGGTTTTGTTAACGCACTCCCGGCAATAATCGAGAAAGAAATAATTCTTTGTCTCTCCACATCCTAAACAGCGATCTAATCCTCTCTCACGAAAAGGAACCTTTGCCGCTGCTTCTCTGCGTTTGATTGCTGTCTGTTTGTTGCGTTCTATCGTGCAATGCTTACAGGCCCGATTGCTCTTGTACTTTTCAGTGGTTCCGCAATTTCTGCACGGTTGCCCGTGGTACGTTTCCCGGCTGGCTATCAAATCCAGCTTTAAGCCTCCCTTTCTCTTACCCCGGCAAGTTAGGCAATTGCTTGATCTAACGTCTCTTGCAGTGCCTCCGCACCGTTTGCACGGTCTGCCGTGGTAATAGTGGGGATCATTAGGCATCGCTATTCACTCTGCAATAAAACAGACCATCTATCCAAGCATAAGCCTTTGATTTAAAATCGTAGTTCTTTGTTTTTCGTTTGTAAGTCATTTGTTCCCCCTTCCGTGGTTAACAGGCAATAAAAAAGCGAGGCCATGATCTACCGGCTCCCGCTTTGAATAAAAGGGTTATACAAGAAATAGTTACAGATTATTTACAAGCGATGACCTTTACCTAACTGTCGTACTTGTTCACTTGTCGCTGAGATTATTGGGCATCGGTAAGAATACAAGCGCCTTTTTTAAAGACCTGATTTGCATCCTTTTGTCCGTTATCTACCTTTACGTTAGATAGGCTGTATGTCCATTTGTCTAGTTTTTGAACATAGTTCATCATAATCCCACCGCCTTTGGTTATGTTGCCCTTGTCGTCTAGCTCATGGAATAGGTATGTTTGTTCTATTAATCCATCGTCGTTTGGCATTGAGCCATTTAGATATAATTCAACCCGTGAATGGTAGCCATATTGATCCTTCCACGTCGCGTAAAGGTGGCTACCCTTTTCCCCTTCCTTAGCGGGTTCTTTCTCCCAGCTAACAATAGTTTTGCCACATTTGAAAGCCCACATAGTAGGCGCTGCGCTTGCCATAGTTGTAATCGACGCAGTAAAGAGTGCAATTAATAAACTTTTCATTTCAATAAATCACAATTTTTATCGCTGTAGAGGATTGCCGCTTTACTGGTTAATTGCTTTTCGTAATCCTTCCACGGTTGTGACGGATTAGCCCCTTCCGTGTAATTCTCTCGAGCATTTACCTTCATGCTGTACCACAAAGCGCCCTTAACAAATTCAAAGGATGTGTGATAGTCATTAAGCAACATCCCCCAAATCATAGGGATCTTATCCCAAGCTTCTTTAGTTAATTCACCCTTTGCAAGGGACGCCAAGAAAGCATCTGATTCACGGTTAAAGCCATCGGCTTGAGCCTGTAGAACGTTGTTCGGCTGTTTGGCTTGCTGACCTAGTTGCGCACACTCAGCCAGCCTTACCGCTAAAGTACCGCGCTTAGCAATTTCTAAAGACTGTTCCTTGTTATAAGTTACTGGGGCGGCTTTAACACCAAAGGTGGCTACTACCGCTACAATGACCAATAATTTTTTCATTCGATTACTTTCCGGTATAAATCAAAATCAACCACTTTTCCTACATGGCGGTGTTGAAGTGTCACTGTGTCATTTTTAAACAATAATTGGATAGCTTCATTGTCTGCATTAACATTTGTTTCCCGATATAGCCCCGGCCCCACTTTCTCAACGACCCAATAAACTGAGTTGCTCCCATCTGGTAGAACACCCCAATACCTTAAGCGATTTTTAAACTTATCAGGGCCAACAACCAACGTTTCGAAACTGTATTTTGTATGCTCTGCTTTATAGGTTCCTTCTACGCCTTTAGCGTGTGCTATGGCACTGGTAGAGAGCAATACAAGGAGAACAAGTAACCGTTTCACTTGATAGCTTCCTTCAAAAGGTCGCAGTTTGCAGCGGCATATAATTTTTTAGCTGCCTGTTCTACGGTTTTCAGATCATTTAGGCCGGGCTGATCCCATAATAGAGCTTGCTGAGAGGCCACGTAGCTAGCGTAATCAATCAATATATCTTCCCGCTCCGCTACAGATCCCAAGGACTCAGTAGATTTGATGAACTCATTAGCCCCGGCCTTTAAGAAAAAATGTTCATCGCTGGGCTTGTGATCGTTCATATGCGACAAGTTAGAGTAGAAGCCGCAAGCTACATAGGCTTGTGCCTTAGTGCTATGCTGTGCTGCAACGTCAGCAGCATCAGTGGCGTTAGCCACGCCAGAAAAAGCAGTGACGCAACTTAATATAACTAAGAAAGACATAAGGGTTAATCGTTTCACTACGTATCGCTCTCTCTAATCAATTGTTTCACAAGTGATTGATATTAATTGATAAATTAGTTTTCTTTCGCATTGTTAAAGGATTCTTTGCTCTTAGCATCTGTATCTATCCATTTAGATGATTTTGAACTATAAACCCTTGAACCATCGAGAGAATAATATTTCACAAACACAGAGTTGATAAAACCTTGGTCGGCTAGCTCTTTGGCTTCCCACTCTGAGACAATGAAGTTATCAGAAAGGATGATTACATCTGTAATGCCTTGAACTCCTTTCCCATCAAGATGTGCGGCGTTTTTAGTCCAGCGGTTTGTGTATTCGCTGGCATACAGGGAAGTTAAGCCCTTCACTGTTCTAGCTCGTTTTGCATAATCTTCTATGTCAGGCATCCAAACTGCATCTTTCAGTTGTTCAGCGTGTTGCTTCGCATACTCCACATCTTGAGGGGTAGCATGAGGGCTGTTCTGTATGTCAGCTGCTGTCCAACGGTGCGAGGTCGCATAAAATGCAACGTCCTGAGCGTAGGCCATAAGATTAGCCTTACGGGCTACTTCTTGACGATGATCCTGATACTGGATGTAACCCACGATAGCGACACAAACCAGCACAACTAAACCAAATGCAATACCGATCCCTTTCCACGCTCTGCGGGGCAGTATCTTGATGATTATGATGATTAATAGCACCGCTACCAGAAAAAGCACAAAGCCCAACATACAAACCCCAATTCTTAAAAATGATTATTGCGTATGGTACAGATCCACGCTTACAAAACTCTAGAAAAAATCAAATTATCAGTAGTCAACTCATAGCCTAAAGGACTGATCTATCTTACTAGTCAGTAACCCTAGGGTTATAACCATATGAAAAAAATATAAAAATTTTCTGTTTAGGGGATCAATAAAACTTAGGCGGCCCAATGGGGTTTTTCTTATGGAGGGGCGGGGGTGTCTTTTCCGGGGGGGGCGGGCTGGCACTCAGAAGCCTACGGCGTTGCAGTGTCTACGACACAGGTGGGGATCTAAGAGACTGTTAAGCCTTGAGCAGACTACAGGCTAAGCATGGAGGCGCACATACTATAAGTAGAACAAGCCCGAGAGCTAATTAATGACAATGGCAACAGACATCAACAGTCAGTGACATTACCTTTATAAACAATAGATTAGACAGTGCGTACACACATACACAGAGTGTATCAACGCACCTAAGTGCTGTGCTTTGGGGCTATCTAATGTAACTATTTATCTTGATTATGAAGAGTTAACATCCACAGTAATAACGTTAACATCTATGCTCAGTGCATGACCGGAAACACGGTGCGTTTACCGTAGTAAATAACTATTGATAAATAACCCGTTAGAAACGTTGTCTACTCCGTAGCAAATTGTCTCTACAACTCTTATCAATGATGCAGTGAGGGATAACACTCCGTGAGGCTTGGCAACTCACGCGATCAAGAGGCATTTATGGTAGGGGATGGATTATAACTATTTAATTCTGAGTGAAAGGAATAACTATTAAATAGCCCCTATAAATAAGGGGCCATGTTTTTGTTCTTTAATCTCGAAAGGGGGGAGAGCCATATCTACGGGATGGTTACAGCTTTGCTGTATGGCTCAATCAAGTAAATGAGCTATGTTTTCCGCTTTGATATGGGAATACCGGGAGAGCATAGTGATAGTCTTATGACCACTTACCGCCATTAGCTGAACCGTGCTTAATCCTTTCTCAGCGGCTCTAGTAATGGCTGAATGCCTCAAGCTATGGAAACACACGTTATACACTTTAGCCAATCGTGCAGCCCTTCTGAAAGCCTGTGTGACTGCATACGGTGTAAGAGTAAATAGCTTTGCGTGTTTGTCTCTGCCGTCACAAAGTACACGTAGCATTTCACATGCTTTTGTAGACAGTGGGACGCTACGCCCTTCCCCGTTCTTTGTCATATCGTCAGTTAGTCGAATAATTCGTTTATTCAGATCAACCATTGCAGGGGTGATAGCAAGAATTTCGTTTCGTCTCATTGCCGTTTCATAGGCAAGTTCAATTATTGGCTTACTCTTTTCACTGGCTAAAGAAAGGATCATTTGTAGCTGTAAAGGTTCTACTATTGCATCCCTTGGCTTTCCTGCTTCTGGAAGCTTCACACCCGCTACAACGTCTGTACAAGCAACTCCCTTTTCATCAGCGGCCCAACGTAAGAGGCGTGATAGTAATTGCAGTTCTAAACGCACTGTAGAGCCGCTTACGTGGTTCACTCGTTCGTTACGGTACGCTATCACCTGTTCTTTTGTCAGTTCTTCCAGTGGTTGATCAATGATACGGGAGATGGTAAGCAAACGATGATAAGTAGCAACATAGCCACCCCTTTTCTTACCTGCCCTGATCATGATCTCATTCATGTAAGGCATAGTTAGGTTTTCTACAGTATTGGTAGAAGGTTGAAGCCCCGCTAAATATTCGTTAGCTGCTTGCTCACATTCAGCATAAGTTTCACGGGTTATTGTCTTTTGAGGGAATCCCTTCACGCGCACTTGCACATTGAATTTACCAGACGGTAATTGACGGATCGTAGCCAT